GTAGAAGCATGACAGACGAAACTAAACTTATTAGAGGATCTGGAGGCCCACCAAAACCACCCCCACCTCCTTATCGTGCTCCTGATACTCTACATAGTAGAAGTTTTGCTACTGTCCAAGATTTAATATCTGAAGGCGAGATAGAAGGTTTTGCTAGTGCCTCAAAAGAAGGTCTTACAAAAGGTACAACTGCATACGACAACGCAAGTTTAAAAGATGTATTTCTTGATGACACACCAATATTAAATTCAACAGCTACAAGTGCTAGTCCTGCTGATACTGATTTTAACTTTCAAGATGTAACCTTTAAATCTAAGTTTGGAACGTCAAACCAAACTGCAATGAGTGGTATTCCTGCTGAAAGCAGATCACCTACTGCCGTTGGAGTTGAAGTAACCACATCTGCTCCCGTTACCAGGCAAGTTACAAATACAGATGTAGATGCAATTATTGTTACCTTAACTTGGCCTCAGATACAGGTAGCTGAAGATGACGGAGATATTCGAGGAGATACTGTTGAATATAAGATACAGGTTCAATATAATTCTGGTGGTTTTACAGATGTGATAAGCACTTCTGTTAGTGGTAGAACGGCAGATGCTTATGCTAGAGATCACAGGATAAATGTTACGGGTGCTTTTCCCGTTGACGTTAGAGTGGTTCGAGTTACAGCAGATAGCACAGATGCAGCAAGAGTAAATGCTTTTCAATTTACTAGCCTTCAAGAAGTTATAGATAATAGTTCTACTTACGCTAATAGTGCTTATGTTGCTCTTCGTTTAGATAGTAAACAGTTCAATCGTATTCCTACAAGAAAATATCGTATTAGAGGTATAAAAGTGAGAATACCAGGAGCAGGAGCATCTAGTTCTGGCACTCCAACTGTGGATAATGCTACAGGTAGAATTGTCTATCCAAGTGGTTATATATTTAATGGTGTTATGGGTGCTGCTGTTTATACCAACTGTCCTGCGATGTGTTTACTCGATTTACTTACAAATACAAGGTATGGATTAGGAGATCATGTTACTGACAGTAATTTAGATTTGTTTAGTTTCGTAGCTGCCAGTAAATATGCAAACGAAGAAGTAGATGACGGAACAGGATCAGGTACAAAAGAGGCTAGATTTAGTTGTAATGTAAATATTCAAAGCCCTAAAGAGGCATTTGCAGCAATAAATGATTTAGCTGGTGTTATGAGGTGTATGCCAATATGGTCTGCTGGTTCTGTAACTATATCCCAAGATAAACCAACAACAGCGAGTTATCTGTTTAACTTAGCCAATGTAAATGAAGGTGGATTTGCATACTCAGGAAGTAGCCTAAAAACTAGACATAGCGTTGTTTCTGTCAGCTACTTCAACATGGATTCAAAAGAAGTTGACTTTGAAGTAGTAGAAGATGCAACTGCAATATCAAAACTTGGAACGATAGTAAAACAGGTAAAAGCATTTGCCTGTACATCTCGTAATCAAGCTGCCAGATTAGGCCGTGCAATCCTCTTCGCTGAACAAAATGAAAGTGAGACAGTTACATTTTCAACTTCAATAGATGCAGGAATTGTTGTTAGACCTGGTTCTGTTATTGAAATAAACGATCCAGTAAGAGCAGGAGCAAGAAGAGGTGGTCGTGTTGTATCTGCAACAACTACTGAAATAACTATAGATGCCAGAGAGCAAACAGGTTTACCTGACCCAAATGATAATCCGACTATAAGTGTAATTCTGCCTGATGGAACAGTTGAAGTAGGTGTTATATCTAATATGTCAGGTGCAATTATTACTGTAAATAGTGTTACAAAACCTGATGGTACAACTGCTTCTGCATTTACTTCCGCACCAAACGTAAATGCACCTTATTTAATATCTAGTACTACCTTACAAACTCAATTATTTAGAGTTATTCAAGTTGAAGAGCAAGATGATATTAATTATGTGATTTCTGCCTTGTCCTATGTTGAGGGCAAATATGCGTTTATTGAAGATGGAACTGCCTTACCTACAAGAACAATATCAGTATTAAATGCTCCTGCATCTCCTCCAAGTAACTTAACAGTTACAGAGCAGACAGTTGTTATCAACAGTATTGCTAGAAGTAAACTTATTGTTGATTGGCAACCTGTTATTGGCGTTACTCAATATCTTGTTAATTACAAAGTCGAAAATGGTAATTATGTTTCTCAAACTGTATTTAGTAGTGATTTTGAACTTTTAGATACTGTAAAAGCAACTTATACAATTCAAGTATTTTCATACAATGCTTTAGGAGAAATATCTGCAAATCCAGCCGAAACAACATTTGTAGCTCAAGGTAAGACTGCATTACCAGAAGATGTTTCTGGTTTAACTGTTGAACCTATAAATGAACAGTTTGTAAGATTAAGGTTTACACAAGCAACTGCTATAGATGTTCTTCACGGAGGTCGGGTTTATGTACGTCATACAAATCAAACTGGTGGTACTGCTACATTCCAATCTGCTCAAGATGTTATTGAGGCAGCAGCAGGAAATGTAACAGAAGTTATAGCTCCTGCTTTAGCAGGAACATATCTTCTTAAATTTCAAGATGATGGTGGTAGATTCAGTGCCAATGCAACAAGTGTAGCTTTATCTATTGTTGATATTTTAGATTCTATTACTGTAAAAACTGACAGAGAAGATACTGATGGAACACCATATAACGGAACAAAATCAAATCTTACTTTTGACTCTACTCTTGGTGGATTAAAACTTACAGATCC